TTTTTGTTGGGATTGCTCTATGTCCAGGACTCGTGAAAGCTGGGTTTACTATGGCCCACCGCATGGCAATCTTGGGTTCAACACGGATTTTGATTTTACTCCGGGTTGGCCTCCGATTGACCATACGACGCCAGGGTACTCACGCTTAGAGTCCATTACGGATCAAGTCACACCCAAGGGAGCAACTCGACAGTTTAATGCTGTCGAGCATATCCGTCGTGAGGCGTCGGTTATTCCTCCCCGTACTGTAGCACGTCAGTTCTACAGTTGGGGTACGGAGTATACTGATGCCTTTACGATTCAGGGTATATCTCTGTGCTATGATGGGGACGCTCCGTCCGCCAACTTAGCAACGTGGGATGACTTGATTATTGGACTTAGCAACAAGGTTACGTCCCGTCTCGTTGGTAAGGCACAATTGCTTGTGTCTATCAAGGAGATGAGACAAACCTTCGAAATGGTATCCAACCCATTTCGTCTTCTGAAAGGTAAGCTTCGCCACCTAGGAGATCAAAAAAGATCTCTTAAGAGTCTTTCACAAGACATAGTTGCGAACCGCTACCTTGAGTACCGGTATGGCTGGGGACCTCTCAATTACGATATCGGTAACTTTTTAAAGCTGCCGGTAAAGTGTATGATGCCCTCGGTGGCCAGCCTGGTATTCATGAGGAGTTGGAGCGGATGTCGATGACATCCAGCTCAGCTGGAGCGTTGCCACAACCCACAATCAGTGATGGCGATTGGGCCGCATATGCATCTGATCCTGGTTGGACTATTAATACCAACGGGATGGCTCGTCTCGTTTTTCTTGAGACGAACCGCAAGCGCGTTCTCTCTTGTCGGCGTCATAATGATCCACATACTTGTGGTGTCAATATGGTTGCCGCAATTGTAGACGCGTTTGGCATGATGCCTAGCGACTGGTTGTCTTCCGCGTGGGAAATTATGCCTTATTCGTTTGTGATCGACTGGTTTGTCGACTCACAGCGACTAGTGCATCCCCTCGCGAGAGAGGTTTTCAGAAGTGACAACCTAGATATGATAGGATATTCGGAGTCTTCCGACGTCCTATTCCGTCTAGAGTACCTTCCAGGTAGACCTTGGACATATGTCGGGTTTAACTGGGCAGGTACTATGTTGGACCCCGTGTATGTTGGGTTGCCGGGTCATACTCGGCGATACAGCAGAACAGGGGGTTTGCCAGCATCTGAAAGCATCATCACTAATCAGGGGCTCAGTGTTATCCATCTCATAGACGGGTTAATGCTTACGCTTAACCGCCTATGACGCACCTGGCTCTGCAGCATTCTGCAGAAAATTGTAGGAGTCACAATGGCCTCTTCCACACTCACACCGTACTACGATCATACACAATCTACCGCCTATGCGCTGGTTTCCACTAGCGTAAACGGTAGTATGTGGAAAGCGGCAGGCCGATCAATTTCGGAACCGCTCTCTATCGAGATCATTCGCAAGTTCGGACCTCCGTCCTCGCTTGCTAATGATCATGTGTTACTGCGACTGTCTCAGACAAATCGCAATAGCACGACGGGAAAGCTGGCAACTTTGTCAGCCACCCTCGATATCAGTGTCCCTAAGGATACTGCCACCCTCACGGCTGATTCCGTCAAGTACGCAGTCACTAGACTTGCGTCCTTGATTTATGAATCAACTGTGCTGCCGACGACAAGTGTCGCCGTTACAGCCCTTGTTGAGGGTCGGGATCTGTAGTATGGATACTACCATTATTGTGGTAACGGTAAAGGTTTTGTCGACTCTAGTAGTTATATTAGAGTCGGTATTATCCTTTATTCGCGCCACCATAGGGTTTTAAATCCTAATATGGTAGTAGTGGGGCACCCTACCCGAAAGGGTAGGTGTGCCGGCCATTGACAGTGAGGAAACCTTTTAACCCAGGAGACCTTATGTCACTGATCACAGACTTCTACACAGCTCTTTCAGCTGATGTAGAAAGCGCCTTGCTGTACGGCGGGATGGATCCCGTTGTACGCGACAGTTCGTTAGTGTCAAAGATCCGGCTTGACCTGAATTACGTGCTCGAGAGAGTACGTAATGAGGGAGATGCATTCGTTTGTACCGTCCTTCCTAATTTAGGTAAGGCGGCCGAATTGAGTGCAATTACCGGATCCACACTCGAAGTCCCCAAAGGGTTTAATCTCTTTGGGAAAACGCGATTGCCTGTTTTTCTCCACTCCCTTTTTAAGTTAGGGTGGGAGGATGATGGGACACCTGTCTTCACACTGGAGAAGGGCGAATGGAGGACTCGGAATCTAGCTGTATGTTTGCAGCTGATTCGTCAAGTCACACTTGCCTTTTCAAAGGTTGAGGACTTTGACTGTATGCAGACACCGGAAGATGCGTCCTCTGGTTTTCATCAGAGGATATCCAAGGTGCCTGATATACACGCCAAATCCTGGGTCTTGCGAGAGGCTCGTCGCCTTATTCGCGAGGTGCTCATGGATGGTGAATCGCTCCATCCTATGCTTGCTCAGTGGGAAACAATACCTATTGGTAGGCATGGTCCTGGAGCTGTCGCAGGTGGCGAAAAAGGTGCTTCTAAGTGGGATTTCTGTGAGGTTGCGGGTACTGCTCAGGACCTTTATTTTTGGTCCGATGATGAGCAGTATCTTTACCCTCTTGGTGATGAAAGACCTCGAACAGCTCGATTGTGTATAGTACCTAAGGACTATAAGTCCCTTAGATGCATATGCATTGAGCCTAAAGAACTTCAATTCGCCCAGCAAGGGCTGAAAGATGTTCTTGTAGAGATCATATCATCACACCCACTTACGAATAGGTCGATCGATTTTTTCGATCAGACAAAGAACCAAGAACTTTGTAAGAACTTGGCTCTTGCAACCTTGGATCTCAAGGATGCGAGCGATGGCGTATCACTACGCTTAGCCCGTATTCTGTTTCCCAAGGAGCTATTCGTCTTGTTGACGCGTTACAGATCATCTAACGTTGAATTGTTAGATGGCCAAGTCGTTAAGACAAACTGTCTTGCGACTATGGGATCTGCGCTCTGCTTCCCTTTGGAGACGTTAATATTCTGGGCGATTGTCCAGGCTATTACATCGAAGAAGAGTAAGCAGCGCGTGCAGACTGTGCGCGTGTTCGGCGACGATATCGTTCTGCCACTCGATGTGGCAGAGGAGGTCGTTACCCAACTTGAGTTCTGCGGCTTTACAGTTAACCGCTCAAAGTCCTGTATCGGTAAGACTCTCGTTAGAGAGTCCTGCGGTACATGGGCTGTTGGAGGGAAGAACTGTAATGTGGTAAAATTCCACAGTCGCAGCTGCACCAGTTTGAAAGCATGGTTAGCACTCGTCGAGCAAGCAAAGAGGTTGACCACAATTTGGTCATCTTCACTAGCCCATGCGACGGTCACTACCATACTCGCATCTTGCGATGCCTTCCTAGGCATGCGAGTGGACAATGATCCAAAGGGTAAAGTGCATAGCATGCGCTATGTCTTTGGCTCTAAGGGTCAGTTCCACTTAGACCTGTATAGTCGGTATAACACCCAACTGTGCAGATCTGAGGTACGGGTACCCATCCTTTCGCGGGGTTTGGGTGCGAGCACATTACCTGGTTATAAAGGCTTGTATGCCTGGCTAACCGGTACTGATACGCGTCCCTGGCCACTGGGCACCGATAAGGTGAAAATGGCATGGGTGGATACGACTGCATTCCTTGATGGGTTTGCAGCGTAACCACGGG